TTGCATCGAGCTGGTCTTCGTCGTCCAGCTCCATATCCACCATCGGCGACAGCGCCATGTTACGCGGCCTCCGCCGGAGCGGCCGGCTCGGCTTCACCCGGCGCTCCGCCCGGCGCAGCCGCCAGTTCCTGGCCCTGTTGCTGGTTCATCTCGTCCATTTCCTTCATGTGTCGAGCGTGCATCTTGTCGTGTACGGCCCGATGGTTGCCGTGCATGTCCCGGCGCTCGGCGCGGTGCCGCGCGTGCATGGCTTCACGCGCCACCTTGTGGCGCTCGTGCATGCCGTCGGCTTCGTGTTCGCGGCCTTCGTCCTTGTGCTCGACCTCGCGCTTTTCGCCCTTGGACTCGTCTTTCTTGTCCTCGGCCTTGCGCTCGGTTTCCTTGCGCTCGCCCTTTTCCTCGTGTTCGCGGGCCTCTTTCTTCGGCTCGTCCTTGCCGTACAGTTTTTCGCGGCGGGATTTCTCGGCCATGATGGATTCCTTATTTGTAGAGGCGGCTGATCGAGTGGCGGCGCTTGCCGTGATGCCATTTCTTCATGGTCTCGGCGCGGATCGCGTCTCGCTTGATTTCGGGGTTGCGGGAATGGGCAGCGGCTTCGAGCCGCGCAGCGGGGATTTTCTTGTCGGTCGAAATGCCCAACTCGCGATGGAGTTTGCCTTTTTCGCCGCCAGGGTGAAAATCCTTCTTCGGCGTCAGGCGTTTGGGCGCGCGTTTCTCGGCCATGCGGACACTCCGATTGGCTACGTCGAGTTGGGTGAGGTTCATTTGCCGTAGAGCTTTTGGCGGCGGGGCTTTTTCTCGAACCGCTCGCACCACATATGCGGCTCAATCGTGCCTTCGACGATTTCGCAGGAATGCGGCGGCTCGAAGTGACGGCACAATCCGCAATGCGCGCGGGGCTTGCCCTCGCTGTAATCGACCGAGGACTTATTTAGCTTTGCCATAGAGCTTTTCGCGGCGGCTTTTCTTCACGGGCTTGCCGTCGTGAGTTTTGGTGATGCCGGCCTTGTCATCAGCGTTGGCGAAATCCTTGCCGACACTTTGCGGAACGCCAGCCTTCTTCGCGAAGGACGGACTGTGAGCAATCGCCTCCATGAAGCGATGCTGGCGTTCCGAACTAGACGGCATTTATTTCAGCAGAACGCTGTTGATCTGGCCCGTGATGTTCGATCCGCCAGTGTCCTGAATCGCCATCGCCAGAGTGATCCACAAACGGGAGCCGGGAACCAGGCTCGTGCCGGTGATGGTGAAATTCACCGTGCCGGCAGCGGCCGGGACCGACTGCGCCGCGGTCGCGATCAGGGTCGAGCCTTGTACTCCGGCACTGGTGACCAGATAGGCATTGCCGGTGAGGGTATGCGTGCCGATGGTGCCCGAGCCGAGCGTGTAATTGCAGTTCACCGTGACGGTGATGTTCTGGCCCGCGACATAGGACGGCGGCAGGACATATTCATAACCGGCCGTGTCGGTCTTGGTCGAACTGTTCGCCGCTTCGCCGATCAGGTCTTCCGAAGTGCCGGCGGTGATCGCGACGCCGAACACGCCGGTCGTGGCGGCGGCCGGCAGGCCGATGCCCGATGCGGTCTTGAAATTGGTCAGCGGCAGGGTTGCGCCAGAGAGGCCCGAGGCATTGGTGGTGCCGGTCAGCAACTGGACCACGGTCGCATACTGATTGCCGGCCTGCGGCTTGCCATTGGGGATGATCTGGACGAGATCGGCCCCCGGCGAGATCGATTGCACGGTCGGGACCAGAACGGTTTGCGCGCTGGCCGGACCGGCAAGCAACGCGACGCCCAAAAGGGCGCCGAGGAATTTCTTCATTGATGTTCTCCGGGAGGAAAAGGGTGGTTAGCCGATGCGGACCCAATTGTAGACACTGGTGTCGGTGGAAGCGCCGGCAACGGTGAATCCCGTGCCGGGCGTGATGGTCATGACGTTCGGCCCTTGCCCCGCGACCAGCGTGCCGCCGACTGTCTTGAGCGTGAAGATGATGATTGACCCGGCGGTAACGCCGGAATCCGCCACGGTAACGGGCGTCGCTTCATTAAGCGTGAAGCTGCCGGCCGCTTGCGGCAGCACCGTGTTCTGCGGACCGCCATTGTCGATGGGCATGAGGCCGCTCGCCGGGAACCCGGTAAGATGCTGTTGCCCGCTCTGGAATTGAGACATGCGCGTGTTTCCTTTTTGCGCTTAGATATTGGAAGCCACGGCGAGCGACAGTGCTGCGGCTCCCGTGGTGCTGAGGCGATAATTGATCGGGCCGGACGAGAAAGCCGTGCAGTTGAGGCGATAGGCGACGCCCTTTTCCGGCTCGCCGACCACCACTGAGACATCCGATCCTGTCCCGCTTGAGGTCCAGCTTGCCTGTGCGCCAGACCCGCCGACGCCGCACACAATCCATGTCGTGCCGCCGTCAAAGGAGCGTTCCAGCCGAACCGTGCCGTTCCAGTTGCCGTTCGGGCCGCTGTTGCCATAGAGGACGAGATTGAACGGCCCCCAGAACACAAACGGCGCGCTTTGCCCGGTTGCACTGAATGAACCGGAGACGACGGCGTTAGCCTGATCTCCGGCGGGTGGCGTGCCGGAAGCCGGGCCAGCAGAAGGCGGAAGCGGAAGACCCATCAGGCACGCGCCTTATGCGGAACCTGATTGTTCGGATTCTGCTTGGCCGGGGGATGAATCGTCCCGAGGACATGCACTTCCGAAGCGCGGGGATCGACCGCTCGCCGCACCGCGAGATTGTCGGCGAACAGATTGTCGTCCTCGGGTTCCTCGACAATGACCGGCATGGCATCGCCCAGATTGCCGACTTCGCGCCGTTGACCCGAGGCATTGCCCTTGACGACAAGACCGCCCGGCGTCACCCAGAGGCCGCGCATGTCGGCTTTCCACTTGCCGTCTGTCACGAGAGTCGCACCCCCGCTCCACACAGCAAATTCATGGAAGATCGCCTTGGCGACATCATCCAATGGCCGCAGGCAGCCGTTCGGCACGCCATCCCAACCGATAACCGTGCGTTGCGGAACCTTGTCGGCCCCGACCCAGAACGGTTCGACCACCCGCTCATTGAGGTAGCACTTGTTGAGCACGGCATAGTCGGGCTTCAGCTTTTTCTTGCGGGCGTCGATGATCAATTCGACCATGCGAACCCGAGCCTGTTCCCGCTGTTCGAGGATTTCGGGGGCCACCCGTTTCCGGTTGGTGCCCTGATCCGACAATTCGGCAATTTCCAAAGCCAAGCGCCGGACGAAATCCTGATCCTCGCCGGATTGCTGTTCCTTGGGACTGTCCTTGCCCATCTGAGCGAGGACTTGGGCGGTGGCCGCAGCCACCGCCTCCCTGAACTCCGGCGTCGAGCGGAAATCCGCCTTGCGCGGACGGCCGCCCTTTTTCTTGACGACCTCGGGAGCCGCCACGGTTGCTGTCTCGTCCATTAGGCAACCACGAAATTGCCAGGCTGGAATTTGTTGGCCTGATCGTCGCGGACCAGAACCGTGATCGCGTAGGCAATCGTGCCGGCCGAGAACTGCGTCCCGGTCGGGGTGGTGAACAGCAGCCGCATATAGCGGGGCCGCGCATTGGCTGGAAACGCGGGCGGGAAGTCGTAGCGGGCGATGATCTGATTCGCCACGAGTTGCGCCGCCGTGAGCGGGCCGGTTTCCGCGACGGTCTGCCAGGTGCCGGGCAGATAACCGCCGCTGGAACCTGTATCCGGCGCATACTGAACCTCGCAGTTCAGCGTTGCGCTATCGCCACTGACGAACGCGGTGCCGACCGCGACATCGAGCTGCGGACGGATACCGCCGATGCCGGGATCGGACTCGAACACCGTGGCGTTGCCGATAATCCCAGCGGGAGCAGTGCCGACACCCTGACCCAAAAGGTCAACGGTGCCCGAGGCAAAGCTCGCGCCGGTCGCGCCAACGCAGGACAGGGGCGAGCCGATCGGCACGAAGGCAAGTTGTGCATCGGTAATCATGGAAGTGTTCTCCTTCGCGCCGCGTTAGCTGATCGCGCTTTCCGTGTTGAGGATCTGATCGACGATCTTGATCGGGATGCCGCGGTAGCCTTCGATCGGCATGCCGGCGTAATCGTCGATCTGCATGAGCACGTTGCGGTTCCGCATCGCCTGCACGTCCATCCAGTGTCGGAAGGTACGGTTGCAGTAGAAAACTGTGCGAACGCCCAACGCCGCATCATCCGGCGCATCGGTCTTGACGATGCCGGAGGTCGCCTTGCTGAGTTTCGGGAACAGCAGCAGCATTTCCGCCATCGAGGCGAAGATGTCGATGGCGTTCGGACCCGCGAGGCCCGCCGCCGTGGTATCGACGTTCGCGAGACGCGCGCCGTACTGCCAATTCTTCGGGCACAGGCCCATTTGCTGGCGGAACCACGAGGTATAAGCCTCGAAGCGATTGCCCAAGCTGTCGAAGCCCGGAACCACGTCGCCCTTGTTCTCCATCGAGAGGCCCGCCTTGGAACCGCGCGGGAAGACGCCGAAGATGGTCTCGGGCGACCAGCCGATCAGCCACAGCGAGGTACAGGACGAACCCGAGCCGCCGCCGTTGAGCACGTTCGCCGCGTTCTGCGCGGTCGAAGTGCTGATGGTGTTGTAGAACGGCGCGAGGCCCATGAATTCGGCGGGGGTCGCGACCGTGTTGCCGTAGACGATGGTTTGCGTAATCGTCTGCGACATGCCTTCGAGGAAGGCCACGTCTTCGGATTCACGGAAGCGCTGGATATCGCCCGAATGTTCCGCGAGCGCGCGGTCCACCTGGCTGTAGTCTTCCAGCATGCCGATGCCGACACGCGCCTTGGCGGTCGTGCTCTTCGAGTACGGGACGCCCATATTGTATTGGCGCCACGAACCCGCCGGGATCGAGGTACGGAACACGAATTCATGCCCCGTAAACTCG